GCCCCTGCCTCTTGAGCAGATGTTACAACTGCCGCTTGACTTGTTTGAGCTAAAGTTCTTTTAAATAAATTACCAGCATATTTTTTAGCTATAGTTGAGTATCCTGGTATATATTGTAAAATTTGTGCAGTTGTTTGTGCAAAATCTTGAAAAGACGCTCCTGGTTTATTTAAGTAAAATGATTTACCATCAGGCATTACAACTATTAAATTACCAAATTTATCTTCCATTGGATTACTACCTGGAACTTGATTTAATATTATGTCTAATTGTGATCTTTGATTTGGAGTAAGTGATAAACCAAGAGCCACTTTAGCTGCACCTTCTCCAGTGTATTCCCCTATTTCAGGTAATTCAGCAAACTCAGTTTTTTTAGTTCCAGAAAAAAAATCTACAATCGACTCCCCTACGCCTGTCAAAAAACTTTTATCTTCTTGATCTTTTTGAATCTGTAAAAGTTCATCTCTCAAAGTTGGATCAATATTTTGTTTAGAGCCAGATATGTCTACATCTGTAATATTATTTTGTTCATTAAATAAATCTAAAATTTCTTGTTTTAATTTAGGATCTGTTACTGTTGTCATAATTACTCCGGATCAGGCAATACTGTAATTTCTTTTGTTCTAGGATTAACAAGATATCTAATACCATTTTTTATCACAATATTTTTTGAATACTCTG